TAGACGGACAGTTGGGGATATTGCATTCAAGAAGAACACCCTACAGGAGCTATTATTCTCTAAAGACTCTTCTAACCCAGAACTAAATACCATAAGAGAGATGTTCGAAATAAAACTATAAAATATTATGACTGACATAGAAGATCGTATAACCAACTTAATTAGTGACGCTATTAAGCAAGAACTAGCCCAGAGCAACGACATTAACGCCCCTTTCCTAAACATAGAAGACTATACTTCGAAAACAGGGAAGAGGTTTAGAATGACACGAGTGCAGAGGGATGCTGGCTTAACTAGAGAACAAGCATTCCAGCAATTCATGGAAGGGATGATGGAAAAATCATGATAAAAAGAAGAATAGGTCTACTTCTGTTTGGATTTCTTGGTATAGTAGAGAATACCTTAAATTTTATACTTTACGCAACTTTCCTGGACCTTTTGGTGGGTGCAGTTGATTTGCAACTACCTATTTACGGGTGGTATAGTAATAAATTCTTAAAATCAGCCTACTTAAAGGATATTGGTCATGGGAAAGACATTTAGAAGAGACAAAACTAGTAAAGGTCCATACTCAAAGCTAAATAATCATAGGGACCTACCCGACTTTCAGGATCTTACGGACTATGATGAGCAGGGCTTCCCCCTAGATAATGAGGAAGGTGAAACTTATGTCGAATTACATTTTAAAAAACAAGTTGTGGAGCGACCAGAAGATGAATCGTCTGGTCAAAAGCATAAAGGGTAACGCTGAAGGGGACCGAAAGGAAGCCTCTGAACTGTTGCGTCTTTGTAAGAGTTCGTTGCAGGAACTAGGGAGTGGCATACAAGAAGATGCGGGGGGTAATCAAAATGTTGATTCCTTCACTAAGCTCATTGGTGCCGCTACTCAGTCACTAAGCCAGATGGGTGCAGCAAATGAAAAGCTTCTAAAATTAGCTCAAACTATGCAGAAATACCAACTTAAAGAGATGGACCTTGAGAACAAGGGTGGAAAGGCAGGAAGTGAGCATAACCGCTCTATGTTCAACAGTCTAAACGCCCTTGTTCAAGAGGGAAAAGATGCCTAGGAAGAAATCTGAACCTATTAAAGCCTTTAGCCCTGACCTTAACGATATTATTCATCTTAGAAGGTTAACTGAACGACAGTATAAGATTGTATTTAATAAGCTAGTAAAGCTTGTTAGGTCTGTCAAGTCTGGTGAGTTTAGTTTTATTACTTACGTTAGAACTGTAATAGGGAATGTACTAACCTTAGAAGAGACTAGGAATTTTACTAGCCTAATGAAGAGGATTCAGGAGGCTAAAAAGGAAGGGTTAGAAGACCTTGATATCTTAGCAGAATACAAGGTTCTAGGGAAGTTCTACAACCTCATAGTGGAGTACTACCCAGAACTGCGGGTGGAGTATGTTTGCTATGAGATCAATCAATTGCTCCCCGACTCCGTTGTCCTGGACTCCCTGCTTAATGAGGCAGACTTAGAGTTCTCCAAGAAGCTTGATACTAAAATAAGTGAATCAAAGCCTATAAAGAGTGAGTACTCTTTTTCTTCCTTGAGTCAGATCAAAGACCTCCATAAGTTCCTATCTGATCAAATCATAGGCCAGAAGGAAGCAATCACTGCTGTATGCAACAGTATTAAGTTAAAAGCAGCCGACTTTGCAAAGCACATAAACCTATTTTTCATAGGTAAGACAGGGAGAGGTAAGACTCAACTGGCTAGAAAGTTAGGAGAAAAATACTCCCCTAACTTTTGGGTTATTAACTGCGGTGAGTTCACTAGTGGGCATGAGGTAGGCAGACTACTAGGCTCTCCCCCAGGCTACGTAGGTCATGCTGAGAAGTCGGTAATGATGGATAAGTCTGAGATCTCCAATAAATGGACTATAGTTTTCGATGAGATTGAGAAAGCTCACCCTAAGTTTTACAACTTTCTTTTAGCTTTGATGGATACGGGTAAATGTACCGACAACTCAGGCAATGAGATTGATTTTACTGACTCTATCTTTATTATGACTTCTAACTGTGGTCTTCAAGACCTTAAGACTGGGCTGTTGAGTTTTGGCCCTAAGCCTACAGAGTCGGACAATAAGGATCAACTGCTAAAGTCTATATCTGATCACTTCTCTCCTGAGTTCAGGGGTAGGGTCGATGAGTTTGTATTCTTTAATGACCTGAACAAAGATGACATCAGGCAGATAGCCAAGAATACCCTGCTAAAGTACCCAATCAAGTCTACCCCCGAGATTGTCTCTCATGTTGTTGATAAGGGTTACTCTGAGGAGTATGGAGCTAGAAACATTGAAAGGACTGTAAAAACTTTAGTGGCATTGCCCTTAGCCGATGAAATCCTGTCTATGAGGCATCCTATTGACGGTACTGCGAAGTATGAAGCGGCAGTGCGCGAGGATAAGATCGAAATAATCAACACTATCTCGATTTAGTTCTGTTGTTCTAGTTACGTTATGCTATAATGAAAGCATGATGAAAGCAGACGAGGAACTAATTCACTACCTCCGTGATTCTTTAATTTCTGTAAATAAGCTAGTAGGAGAAGCTTCTCTCAGAAACAAGACTAAAAAGTTTAAAGCTATCAATTCGTTGTTGGTCCTCACGAGAGATAAGCTCAACGCTACCCTTAAGTATGCTAGGGCTGGAGGATATGAGGAGTTGTCAGTAGTGACTCAGCAGCACCTGTATACCCCTGTCATTGAGTGGCTCTCCGGGGAAGTTTCCTTCTAAGGTAATAATTATGACAAAGATAGACTATGAGAGCCTTGGAAAGGCAGTCGGTAAGTTAGTGGCTGAAAAGCAGCAGGCGTATGGTGACTCTTTCAGCAAGTCCCATAAGATCCTAAAGGTGTTGTATCCTGACGGTATTCAGACCGGCCAGTATATGGATGTCTTAACCATTTGTAGGGTTGTGGATAAGTTGTTCCGACTTGCTACGGACCCAGCGTATGGGGATGAGAGTCCTTGGCGCGATATCTGTGGCTATAGCTTGTTGAGCATGGGTAAGGATCCCCGAGAGATGGAGAGGGATGCTTCTCCTCCCCAAAGGATTGATGAGGAAAACTCCAATTACTCGCCCCTAAACCCCAGCAAGTAGGTATAATAGAGCCATGAAACAACTGACGAACGAACAATGGGGACTTTACGAAAAGCAGTATGGTCGCCTCATGCACACCATTTCCATGAAGATCTCAGGAGACCCAACAATCGCTAACCCAGAGGATAACTACTCTGACCTGTGCATTGCAGCCTTAGAATCTATTTCAGGGTATTATAAGAAGACAGGCCAAACCTTTGATGAAGCAATGGGCACTAAACTGTTTGATCAATACACCAAGACGGTATTGTGGAACCGTAAGGCTAAGAAGGGTATCCCCCTAACTAATAAAATGTCTTTCCGCAATAGGCATTTCTCTATCGACTCACAGTCGGACGGAGGTCCTGATAATAGGGTTTACGACCTTGAGGAAATGAAATCAAGTATAGACTTGTCGAGCATCTTCATCGAGGATACCTTCGGCCATAAGAACCCTGATGTTAGAGTTATTGTGAATGCAATTATTGAGGATCCATCGGTTGTAACGGAAGAAGGTAAGCTTAAGGAGGCTACTCTTAGGAGTTTGACGGGATTGTCTCTGTACAGGATCTCTAAGGCTGTTAACAGTGTTAAGTTACTGGCGAATAAGGATAAGGAGTATGATGCGTAAAGCCACTGAAAGGATGTTAGATTACTGTGTGGATAAGACCCTACGAGAGAGCACTTACCCTACACTAGATGATTTTTCTATTCTAGATTGCATCGATAATCAATACTTGGACCCCGAGTATGACCCATTTAAAATGCTTGCGTTTGATCTGATGGCTTTCACCATGCGGGAAAAATATGGATTCAACGAATTACCTGAATAAAATTGAAGAGTATCTTGAGGAGCTTCTTGGTGATGGTGAAGTTCTGCACCTTCCCGATTATGCTGAAAAGATTGCTAAAAAGTTTAAACTAGTAGTATACAGCACTGAAGGAACCTCAAGAGTAGTATTCAAGAAAAAGGGATCGAGAACAGTAATTAAAACGGGTCACTATACTCATAACAGGGCTGAATATGCAGCCTACAAAGCCTTAGAACACTCTCTGCTTGGTGATCTTCTTGCTCCATGCCTCGGCATAAGTGAAGGTGGGTTTGTTCTTGAGATGGCATTTATTCCTAAGCCAATCCCAAATGCAAGGGGGGAGTATTACTGGTTCAGTCCTGAGTTCGCCAAGATCAGGGATAACTTGGAGAGTCACTTCTCTTTTATCAAGCAATATAATAAATATGCTTGGGGTGCAGACTTTCACGAAGAGAACATGAGGGTAGATCGTCACGGGGATATTAAGATCATAGATTACAGTAATCTATTATCCGACATGTTCAGAAGGAGAACGTCCACTACAGTAAAGTCTGCAATCAGAGGAGTCCTTAAGTTGGAGTTTCCTAAAGTTAACTTAAAGCTTTATTGTAGGGATCGGGTAATCCACTATAATAACAATGGGAAGCTAATGAGAGCTAGAGTAGACCCAGAATCCTTAAAGGCTTGTTGACACTGGTTGTTACTTTGCTACAATACACACATGGCGCATTAGCTCAGTTGGTTAGAGTAAATACTTCTCTAACACTACTATATACATGTATGAACACTTGTCAAACATGTAGCAGAGAATACGAATGGAAGAGATCGGCAGGGCATACTAAAACTAGATGTAACTCTTGCCAAACTAATATTAGACGTTTCAAATTAAAAGAAAAATGTATAGACTACTTAGGAGGTTCTTGCCAACTATGCGGCTATAAAAGATTTGCAGAAGTTTTAGAGTTTCATCACAGAGATCCCCTTACAAAAGACTTCACTATAAGTGGTAATCATTCTAAAAGCTGGGAAAAGATATCATCTGAATTAGATAAGTGTGAGCTACTTTGTGCTAACTGCCATAGAGAGACTCATGCAACTCACATCCTCTTCGACCCCACAAGTGAGCTTATATCTCACTGACATTAAAGAGTGGGAGGTAGTCCGGGGTTCGATTCCCACGAGGAGAACCATTAAAAGGCAGGCTAGTTTAAAATGGTCGA